TGTCCCAAATGTGGTACGATGATTCACAAGATTGATGGGTGTGCACAGATGTGGTGTATCGAATGTCACACAGCCTTTAGTTGGGAAACGGGTCGTATAGAGACGGGTCGAATACATAATCCTCATTATATGGAATTCAAAAATAAAAACATGACGAGTCGTGAACATGGTGATATCCCATGTGGAGGTGTACCAGACTTTGAAGATTTGAAAGATAATCCATTTATGACACATATTAGACGGATCATAGCCCAATATAACAGAGATATATATTATCAATACGATGAAATATATGATACTGATAATGTATGGCTTCGTGTGTATTACATGTTAAACGATATGAGTAAAGAAGAATTCAAAAGGGAGTTACAGAGGAGAGATAAGCTCCGTGAAAAAAACAGGGACATACGAAATATTTACCAGATGTTCGTAGATACGGCGGGTGATTTACTTCGGCAATATGTACTCGATGTAACAGAATATGTAGGTATCCGAGAGATTTTAATGGAACTCATAGAGTACATAAATGTTGAAGTACGTAATATCCATACTCGGTATACCTGTATTGTTCCACGTAAACTTGAGGTATTCTTTTAAAGGTAGGCTACGTATATTGAGTAATGGAAATAGATGTTCTCGCGAAGAAGATCTATCATGATTTAGGCCCGGGCTACAGTGAGAGAGTGTACCATAATGCGATGGAAGTTCTCTTACGGAAAAATGGTATACAGTACGAGTCTGAGCGAATCGTACCCATCCCATTTGAGGGTCACTTGATAGGAAATCTCCGAGCGGATATGATACTAGACAATCACACGGTCCTCGAATTTAAAACCATAAAGACACTCACCGAACAGGCAGAGTTACAGGCTCTAAATTACCTACACCTAACAGGATTGGAAATCGCCTATCTGATAAACTTTCCACCATTTCCTAGTCGCGACGTTGAAATCCGAAAAATTGTTTCAATTCAACCTAAGTAACCATTGTTCCTGTGTATTGTATTCACAATGCCCAAGTTCAACTACAGCCACGTTTGTATTTCGAACCTTGTGTTCCAGGTTGATAACAAGATTATCGATCTATCCCCACCCTACCAAAGAGGTGATGTGTGGACGATGACTGATCGAGAAAATTTGATTGCCTCCATCATCGGTAAATCGTACCCCATTCCATCTATCAGTATGGCAACGAATCCTCGTAATCTCGGTACCAATGAATCAGAAGTTCTGGACGGTCGACAGAGATTGACGACACTCTCGATGTTTCGTAACAGTCATTTCCGTTACAATGGGCGTTTTTACTCTGAAATGTCCATTCGTGAACAGCAATATTTCGATATTACACAGATTCAGTTATGTACCATCGACAATCCTACGGATGCCGAGCGTCGTGACTACTTCCGAACTTTACAAATGGGTCACACACTACGGGTCACTGAGATTGCCTGGTCTTATGATGACCACCCTGTCATGAAGATGATTCAGAAGATTCGCAGTGAAAAACTGAAAGAGATCGAGTCATTCGCAGCCACGGGCAGATATGCGGATATGACCATTCTCATCAACATGTATGATATTTTCACGAGTTCAAATCCTAAGACTGCTGGGCGTCTTCACTCCAGTGCTTTGAAAGTGTACATTGAAAAAAATACTGATGTACCACACCCCGATGTCGAATACCGAATGCATACATTCATAAACTTTATGCATGCCATCTATGGTATCACACAACCCATCGACAAGGGTTCGATCAGGGCACACTTCCCACTTGATATGGCTCGGATTTTCGCACTCGATGATTTTAAATGTGATGAGCGTGATGTTCTAAATGTCGCGTCATTCATTGATAACATGAATATGTTTGTCCACCAGTATAATGATGGAGGTGCTGACGATACAAACGAGGTAGCGGACGAATATTTCTACTGTCTCGTCGACATTGCAACTTCCTCTTCTTATACGAAAAGGAATGTTGATTCTCGTATGAGTCATTTGATGCGTCTTTTCTAAACAGTTGGAATATATTCCCAATTGAGATCTTTACAAATATTTTTCCATATAACATCTTGTTGATATAACTTTTCTTTTGATTTCAATAGTGGAAAATATTTTAGATAAGAGTCTTCACTCAGTAGTTCACAAAATTTATAAAGAACATATGAGTAACTCAAAAAATTCTTACGTTCCTTCGGACAGTTATCATCGAAGGGTCGTTGAATATCCTTGAACATAATCCGAAGACGTTCTTCCAACTCTTGTGGCATATTTGGTGGTTTAATACCATTCAGAATATTTGTGATGTATGGGACATGTTCATAATATTTGTTCCACTTTAGTTTTTTTAATAGTTGACGAATCTTAGTATGTGTAATCTCATCCAACTTTTTTATTTTAATCTTCTTAAATTCTAATCGTAACTGTTCAATGACCTCGGGTGGTATAGTAGTCATCTCTTGTGCTTGAAATTGACTCAACCATTCATTGAAATGATTTTCACGTTTATACGAATAATTGATAATCTTTTCAAAAATTTCCTGTTCTTCCTTATATGTTGGTTCTTCATTTATGAGTATAGAGACCACTAGACCACATGAATCACAAACAGCATCACTCGTGTTACTAAAGTAAATAATGTTACTATATTCACAGACTGTACATACCTCTTCTTCCTTTACAGTATGTCTATATAGATTCTTTTTTTCAACATCGATCAAATAATCTGTGAAAATATCCTTTCGTTTGATACCGTTAGTCTCTATGACATTGAACACATTATCAGTGTTAGTTTCTTCTTCTTCTCCCGTGTCTTCTTCTATATATCTATTCATATAGGGCATACACTTTATCAGGTACTCACTCATTTCAGCCTCGTATTGAGACTTCTTGTGTGGTTCTTCTTCTATACTTTTTGACCAGTTGTCTAACTTGTTTTTGTATCTACTTAAAAAATTACCTTCCATTAATATAAATGATTCGTAATCTTTTAAGTAAACTCATTGTATGGGTTTATGGTCTTTATCGTAAAATCACTGATAAGCCCGATTTTAAAATTGAAAGTCGTTCACTCGAATATTCCGTTGACCATGATAAGGACTATGAGGTTGACAAGGGTGGGTTTTGGGAAAAGGAATCTAAAACATGGCAGGACGGGATTCTAACTAACTATTGGGTTGATGTGACAGATAGTCAATATTATAAGGAGAAGATCCCAGAAAATGTATACCGTACAATTCTTCGTATTCGTTATTGGTATGGAAATAAACAGTACAAGTTTATTACTACGAAAGTTGATTCAGATTGGCCAATATCAATGAAAGAAGGTATAACATTTAATATACCACTCTCAAGTGCCTTACTTATCGACTATAATAATAAACCTGTAAGAGATGTCACGAGTAAGATTAGAAAGTATGGAGGACCGAGGAGTGATTTTCACGGGGAAGACGTACCTATTTGTGATATGTTACGATATAACCATGCTACATTGAAGGACCAGTTTCCTAAAATTAAATTAACAAATGCGATTGGTATGACGAAGGTTGTCTCGAGTTATGAAGATGACATTAAGCATCTTCAGATACCTTAGCAGCCAGGTAAAATTTAAGATCACCCAAGTCGGCGACATTATATTTCAAAATTAAAAATTTACTGTCCTGTTCTTGCATAAGTTGAACAGTCGAACACATACTCGTCGCCTTGGTAAAGGTGTTCATATATTTCAGCGAATACGATCCTGCAATATATGGACTCTCTTCGACACATTCAATACACGTTTCCTGATTCGCAAAATCACCCATACATTTAAGGGTCAATAAATTCTTTTCCCTTTTGATTTCTATAGTGCTACCAATATTTGACATGTCACGACATAATCTCTGAAACTCTGCGGACTGCATCGTAGTGACGGTGGTCATTTCCTGTGAAGGTACTTCTATTCTATTCTCGTTAATGTCGAGAAGTTTCAACTGAAACTGTGTCGTTGTTTTTTTAGCATCACTTCTAATCTCGATATCCATATATTCCTTACTTTCGACGGAAAGACTAAGTACATCATTGTTGGTGATTGTCTTCAGTAACTTGAATGTATTTGTAATGTTGATACCTGCGATAATCTGTTGTTTACATTCGTATTCATCAAAGTTTTCGGCGGAGAGAAATACATCGACTAGGGCGACCCGAGCCGTGTCAAGGCTCGTGATATACAGGCCATCTTCCTTGAAATAGATGTTCACATCATTCAATATATCTTTGAGAACTTCGAATGTCGACTTGATTGCCGACGCTTGTATTGTTACAAGTTTCATGGCTACATGGGAAGCGATTTAAGTCTTTATGTCATTAAACGCTTCACTGACACTGCGATTAATTCGCTCTTCGAGTTCTTTTGTCATTGCAGGTTGGAGAGAAACACCGTAGCTATCGAGACTGAAGGCATCGTCGTCACCGTCTTTCCCGTCAATTGAAGACATGTTTGATCCAAAGGCACCGAACTCGTGATGCGACAGATCATTGTTGGGGAGTAACGACATCAACCAATTCTTGATCTCTTTACCAACAAGTATCTTACCATTCTTTGTTAGCATGG